GGAACTCGCAGAACACGCCGCATCTGTCGAAATAATAGCGGTTTATCTGGTATAACCTGTCTTTGGCGTTCTGCATGCCCACCAGGATCACTACCGCCAAGGTCTCGTCCACGATGTCGCGGATCGCGCCCAAAATCTGCTGCTGGTAGTTTCTAAAAGCGTAATCGATCTCATCTATCACGATCACTATCTCCGGATGCTCACGCAGCAGGCCGATGCACTCCTGGAACACCGACGCCGCGCTGCCCATGACCGGATGGTTGCCCATCCCCACGTGCTGCATCAGCATCTGCTTCAGGTGCACCGCGAACGTTTTGGGCGTCATGTAGCTCTCCAGGCGGATATATATCCAGCCTCTGCTGAACGCCATCCGCTGCGCGTAGGTCGTTTTTCCCAGGCCCGGATGCCCATAGATCAGGCCCAGGCCCACCATCTCCAGCTTGGGCCGGTTGAGCAGATACTCCACGCACCGATCCGCAGATATGACGTTGCTGATACGGGCTAACTTTCCTTCTTTCATTGGGTCTCCTCTACTGTTTTATTCCTATGATTCTTTGCATTTCCGCAAAACTCACTGTCTCCGCGAGTTCCGCGTTATCCTCTTTCAGTAAATCCTCTAATATTGTGACACTATCCTCTTTCGCTGCGGCTGCCGGACTCTCCTCCTGGACAGTCTCTGCCGCGACCGGAACCGGCTCCTCATGCCGCTCCGCGATCCGCTCCAGCTCCGCCACCTCGTCATTCACATCCAGCCGCTTTTCAATCTTTGGCATGCTTGGAGGGCTCTTAAATAGCGGGTTGTGTTCTTTAATTGCGGCGCGGCGCGCGTCGATTATTTCCTGGTGTTTTGCCAGTTCTCTCTCCACCCCATCCTTGCTGGCCTTCATCTTCATCTTGGTGACTTTCCGGATCAGCCCGGCCATCTGCCTCTGCTCTGTGATTTTGGCTTTCACCTTGTGGTATGCCAGAGGATTATCGCTTAGAACGGCAAACCCGTGTACGCTCTCCACCAGTTCCGCCTGGCAGATCAGACGGCTGCGCATATCATACACCAGGATGCTGTTTAGGTCGCAATAATCATAACGGATCACCACAGGCTGCAATACATAGTCCACCAGTTCTTTAGCCCAATACATGTTCCCCATCAGCATTACTCCGTCCTTGCGCACTTTTTTGCGCTCCGCCTTTAGCATCAGGATATCCAGTTCGTGCTCATCGATCACTCTGTCCGCTGGCCTTTCGCTTTCCGAGAAGACTTCATATGGAGTTTTGCCATTCAACGCTGAATGCATGCGGTTGCCGTATTTGTTACGCACCCAATCGTATGCCATGTTTAGCGCTTCGTCATATTCCATAGGCTTGCCCGCAAACATCTTCCTGGCCCACTTTTCATTGCGCATCAAATGGCTTGGCTTGTCCGATATCTTGGCGCCCCGGAAGCTGCTCATAAACCGCTCCCATTCTTCCTGCATCGTTTTGAAAAATCTCTCTATCGCTTTGCTGCGCCCATTATACGGTGTCGCGAAGTGCGCGTATATCCCCAGCCGTGGGAATATACCAGCCAGCTCCTTCTCCAGGTCATGCTCATCTGCTTTTTCATGGAATAGCTTGCTCTTGAATGCCTTGCCGTTATCCAGGTAAACAGCCCGTGGAATGAAACCTAACTGCAGAATCGCATTGCGTAGCGCGGTCAGGATGTGAACACTGTCCTCTGTGTATGCCAGGCTTGCGCCCACGGGATATCTGGACGCCCAGTCATAAAACATTATCAGCGTCAGTCTGCATGCCTTGCCTGTCGCCGGATTGATGATGTCATTGGCCACCACATGCCCGTCGGCGATCAGCACGTCGCCAAACTTGATCCCGCTCATATCCCGTTTAATGCTCGGAATAATATTGTCGTGCACCCACTTGTCACCTTTCCACGCCTGCCCCCACACAGCCGGATGTTCAGCGGCCCAGTCATTGCACCACCTTTTTAGCGTTGCCCTGCTGCTGGGGCTTTCAAAACCGCACTCCCTGGCCTCATCCTTTAGGTCAGTGATCGCGCTACCTATGCTAATCTTGCTGTTCCGCAGAAGAAGATTCAGCAGGTAGTCCTGCTCAAATTGCGTTACCTTCCGCCCCCGTATCTGGGCTGTATTTTTATGGATGAGCTGGAACATATCCTGCTCATTGTCTTCCCACTTTTGATACCAAAACCGCAACCCCCTTTCACTCCGCTTGCCCTTCAGCTTTCTCAGTTCCGGAACCAGCTTACCCTGGTTATACTCTTCCGTGATCTGTTTCCATTCCTGCGTTCTGCTCTCCGCCTCCCGCAGTCGGCGGTCTATCTCCTGCAACAATAACGCGTATAGTTGAGCTTCACCCATTTTGTGGTATGGGACATACTCAATCACGGCGCTCCGCTTTGGAATGGGCTGTGGCTCTTCTTTGCTAATCGCCTGTTCAGCTATTAAGGATTCCTTAATAGCTGTTTCAATGGGTGCAGTGGTTGTCAGGTTGTCAGGGGTTGTCAGGTTGTCAGGGGTTGTCAGGTTGTCAGGG